GCGGTGGATTAACACCAGTAGAGATCTTGCAAGATCTAGGAACGTGGAGCAGAGATTCAGGCTTCGATCAGTTCGATAAGTATAGTTCTTATTAATTTGTTGACTCTGGTTTATTTTGTTTGATACCATAAGTTAACTAGATGAAAGTTAAGATAGTTGGTTGCGGTCTTTCGGGAGTTACAGCAGCTATCCTTTTGCAAAATAAAGGACATGAAGTAGAAATATTTGAATCAAGAACACATATAGGTGGCAATTGTTATGATAGTAATGTGGCAGGTACTTTGATGCATAGTTACGGTCCGCACTGTTTTCATACGGATGATGAAGATGTAATGAATTTTTTAAGCCAGTATACTGGCTGGATGGATTTTCACTTAAGACCAAAAGGCAACACAGAATTAGGCTTGATATCATTGCCTTATAGTAAAACAACAATTGAAGAGTTAAAGAGAGAATTAACAGAAGAAGAGATTATCAAATATATTTTTAAAGGGTACTCTGAAAAACAATGGGGGGTACCGTTCAGTCAAATACCTAAAAGCATAATTAGTAGGATTCCTAAAACAGCAGATAAAGTCAATCCAACTTGGTTTGAAGGACAGAAGTATCAGTTTGTGCCTCTTAAGGGATATACAGAAATGTTTAAGAGCATGCTTGAAGATATAACTGTGCATCTGGGTGTGAAGCAAAATGAATGGAAGAAAGCAAAAGCAGATTTAACCATATTCACAGGTAAAATAGATGAATATTATGATTACGTAAATGGTTGGCTGCCTTACAGGTCTCTATATTTCGAGCACACTTTAAGCTATAAAAAACAAGAACATTTTATTATAAATCAAAATAAAAAAGAAATACCATACACAAGAAGTTATGATCATAGTTATACGCATTTTAATCATAAAGGTCCAACAATTATAACAAAAGAGTTTTCCATAGCTCATGATAAGAATAATATACCATTTTATCCAATGCCTTTTGGTGAAGGTGCAGAAATTTATAATAAATATAACGTACTGGCTAAGAAAGAAAAGAATGTAATTTTTCTTGGTCGTCTTGCTACTTACAAGTATCTCGATATGTGGATGGCAGTAAAGCAGGCCATGCAAAAAATAGAGTTAGTTTAATTTTTTACAATTATATTTCTTCCAGGGTATCTCAATTTTATAAGAAATGGGGTCTATAAACCTTGCATCTAGAAAGCCTTTGATGCGTAGTGAGCAAGCTGTACATTCACCGCAAGCTTGTTCTTCTCCCTCATAGCAAGTCCAAGTCTGGTTAAATTTAACACCAAGCTTGACACCGAGTTTAATGATTTCTTCCTTAGATTTATCAATTAAAGGAGCTATAACTTTGATCCTGTTTCTTCGATTTAAATCACTAATTTTATTAATTTGATTAAGAAATTCAATACTACCGTCCCAAAATCCAGCAATACTATCAGCTTGTGCTGCTCCATGGAAAACAGCAGAAGCTCCAGTGCTTTCTGCTACACCGAGTGAAATGCTTAGAAGCATTAGATTCCTGAACGGTACATAATTAACGGTCTGTGGATCGCCCATTACATCCTTAGCTTTCGCAACAGCAATATTACTGTTAGTTAGTGCAGATGTTTGACAAATGTCTTTAAAAAAAGGAATTTTTATGAATCTGTAATCAACCGGTTGATCAAGGCTTTCTACCTGAAGCGAGGCACAGTTAAGTTCTTTTTCACGATGCTTCTGACCATAATCAAAGCTTACAGCTACAATACTATCATATTCACGAGCTGCATGATGTAGCAGGACAGTGCTGTCCATGCCACCTGAGACAGGGACAACAGCCTTACTCGACTGGTTCTTCTTCTGTTTGCGCTTCATTTGTATTGTATTTGTATTCTTGTTCTAAGCGCTTGTCGAGTTCTGGAATGATAAATTCCTCGTAGAAAGCGGGGTCTCTAGCAAATGTCTTTGCATAACCCAGTTTGTCACCTTTTTTGTATTTTCCACTAGTGATACCTACAGTATATGTTGCACCATTTTGTTCAATGATGCCTCTTGCAACTGCCATGCCTAGCAAACCACTATACTTGTTGAGCCCTGTTTTAAAGGAAAGATACATTTCTGTCTCCAAGAACGGTGGAAGAAAGCGGTTCTTCACAGTTAATGCCCTCAAGGTTGTACCAGAGTATTTGTTAGCCTCTGCAAGCTTCTTATCATCAGCATCCATGGAATCACCTTCACCCTCTTTCTCATGACGTTTGGCTAACTGCACAAGAATACTGGCCATATATACAGGTCCTGAGCCACCTGCTTGATTCTTAACAAGACTAGGGAACATTGAAGCCGGGTCATCATATGTATGGTTAGTAAATAGAATTGTAACGCCAGCCTTGGCAGCTTTAAATGTTAAAGTGCGAAACATGCTCTTAAGAGACTTAGCGCGCAGACCCATATCTGATGCAGATTTATCTTTTGCAACGTCGTCGAGTTCTTTCTGTGAAGCTAAGTTGCCTAAGCTATCAATGCTAATAATAAATTTACCTCTGGCGTTGTTTTCGATTACGCTATCGAGAAATGCGCTAATTTGATTGCGGCACTGATCGATTGTATCCACTGGCACATACTTTGTACCTTCTGGATCCAATCCAACTCCCTTTGTACTGTTTTCATCAATAGCAATTTCTGTATCAAATATTACAGGAGTAAGACCTCTCTTCTGCGCAGTAGCAAGAATCTTATTAACAATGAATGTTTTGCCTGTCTGACTAGGGCCAGAGAAGCCTGTTATTCTGCCCTTAGGTACGCCACCACCGCGGCAACTGCCACCGAGAATAGCGTTAAGAGCGTAGCATCCAGTATCAAACCACTCATCAACTTTACTAAGTGCATTTTCATTTAACATCGATGCTTCACTGTTCAGTTTATCAAGTGAAGCAAAAATCTTGCTCATATCTTTGTTCATAGGTCTAGTATGAATGATTGAATAGAGATATCAACTATTATTCGTCAAAAAGTTTAATAACTTTTTGGTCGTCAGCAACTGGTGCTGCACCGGAGAACAATCTGTTGTACTGCTCTAGCAATCTTGTATCGTTTTCAATGTCAACGCCTACAACAATACTATTCTTGTTGAATCTCCAAGTAGTGCCGCTGTTTTTGTTCTTATCTGAAACAAATTCTCTAAAATAAAGAGGAATTGTCTGTACATTAAGTTGTCCCTGTTGAGTGGGCTGTACATGAATAATGGCTGGGTTTTTGACAGTAAGAGATGTCTCTGTACTCTCAACTTCTTCAGCTAGGATGGTTCTACCGATGTGATCAATAAAGGTTATAATTTTGCTCATGTAAATATATTACTGTATCAATTTTAAAAATCAAGTACCTAAAAGTTCAAAAAGATCAGTCTGTACTTGCGCACCAGGTGATATTAACTTCCAGTTAACAGCTTCATAAAATCTATCCATGACAGAAAAGACAATCTTTTCGAACATCTTCTCTCTATCAGGTTCAAATATCTCAATAAATTCTTTAGGAAAATAATATTTGTAACCTAAGACAGACACGCCATATCTGTTTGGTTGACGCACATAGAAAAATTTGACCTTATCACCTGAACTAATTTTCTCATATTTCTTATCTAATTTAAATTTATCTAATAATAGATTATGATAATATGCAGCTTTAACATGTATAGGCATATGCTTAGCTGTTGAAAAGTTATCACATTGAGCTGCATATTTTTCGAACCCCCTGCATCCCATAACAAAGGCAATTTCATCCACAGAAAGGCTTTTAAATAAATCATAGGTCTCAGAAAAAGCTTTATTTGTTTCGGTGTGGCTTCTTGTCATAAGCATCGTCTCAATAATTCTCTTTACATGTGGCTTGATAGCTTTGGGCATTGTAGTTCTTACAACTTCAACACCAGTATATTTGAATTTGTTGCATGGTATACCCTCTTCATCAAGAATGTGCAAAACGTAGCGTTTTTTCTGTAAAAAGAGCCCAGCGTCAGCTATAACTTCGCGCTTAAAAAGAAGTCTACAATCCTTGGAATTAAGAGCAGAAGCTCCCCATTGCTTTATCTGTACATTGAGGTAATCTTCTATTTCCTGCACAATTTTATAATATTCATCAGTAATAGTACCGTTCTTGTTAAGCATTTTGATATTAAGACTTTTTATGAGTTGCTTGATGGAGATGTAGCTTGAATCTGTATCGTTATATATAATGGGGGTATCATTGTTGATATCTGCATCAGTAAGATTTGCTTTATTTTTGATAAAATCTATTAACAGTTTATTGGACTGCTTAATTACAGCTTGTCCAGTTAATGTTATTGATTCTGCTAATTCATCATCTCCAAGTGGGCTATGCTTGTTGCCAAAGTAACCATAAATCGTATTAATGAGAATCTTAATAGTATGTTGCTGAATATTGAGATTATCAGAAAGATTTTTTGTCTTTGTAAGTTCAGCATCACTCTCTTTTAAAACAGCTAGCTTTCTCTTGACTGCTTTAAGCTGTTTTTTTAAAGCTACGCGCTTCTCGTAATAGTGATCAACAGTTTCGGGAATGATTCCTTTTTCTTTTTGAGAGAAGAGCACCTTGGCCTTGGATATAGCTATTTGCTCTTTCTGAACAAATTTTATAAAAGCATCTGTTGTGAGGTTAAACGTTTGACCGTTCACATGTTTTATAGTAACTTGTTTATCAGTTTTCTCGGTAATAATACCTACCTTTGTTTCAGGTGATAAATTAAGAGTAATCATCACATTGGGGTATAGGCTATTGGCATCAAAAGAAACAACATTCTCTTGAAATCCTTTCTTAGGTTCACCTACATAAGCACCAGCATTTTGTTCATCACTCTCTCTGCCTTTATTGAAGGTGGGTATTCTTAAGTTACGGTGGCGTGCTCTAATTGCACAGAGACCAGTTATGACAGACAATGATCCAAGAGCACCCTCAAGTGTGGTCAACCCTGCATATGCTATCATTCTCAAAAGTTGTAAATATTGGAGTTTTTCTTCAAGTCGAATAAGAAGATTGACGTCTTGTATATTGTAATCTACAAATAATTCCCAGTTTTCATCTGCAAGACTAGCAAGATTTGTATCACCATAATCAATCTTATTTTCACCGAGCTCTGTCTCACCAATAGAGTCTAGCTTGTACGATTCGCGTAATACAGGGCAAAAACGCTTATAAATGTCCAAATAGTCAACACAAGATACACCCTCAATATGCCAGTGTACTTGCTCCCTACCGAATTTACCGGTAAACGTAATAGGTCTAATAATGCCTACTGGAGAAAGACTCTTTGAGGCATCTTCACCTAGGATTCTGGCTATGCGATTTACGATGTAAGGAATATCAAAAAATTCAGAATTCCACCCAGAAAGAATATCAGGGTAATCAGATTGAAAATATTTTAAAAACTTCTCTAATAGCTCTTTTTCAGTGCTACATTTAAAGTAAATTCCATTATTATTTTTTTTACTATATGATTTTAATCCCCAGGTGATAAACTGCTTTTTAAGCGAGTCATAGACTGTAATAATATTGATAGGATGCTGTGGGTCACTAGGAACAGGAAATTCATCGGGGCTATAAGTTTCAATATCAATAAAGAGTACTCTAATAGGAAATTTACTAAACTCTTCTTTTTCATTGTCTTGCCAGTACGTATCAATAAGGAACTGTTGCTGTACGTTGAGATTCTCAAACACCCTTTCAATTTTATTGTCTTTTAAAAATCTATATCGCTCAGCTTGATTTTTAAATCTCTTCTTTTTGAGCTTGGTATTAAAAATACTAAAAACATCTTCTTTATTATTTGTTTCTAAATAAATGTATGGTTCAAAAGTCGAATCATACGATATGCGATTCCCGCTATCGTCCCAAGTAAAAACGCGTATTACTTGGTCTCTTGGAATATAAGCTACATTTCTAAACACAATAGAATTATAGAAGAACTAAAAAAATTATCAAGGATTAACTGTATTGAGATTGACACGCTCTTTAGATTTATACGGAAAGTTATATAGCTCGTAGTATTTATTAATATTTTCTTCGTTTTCTAAAAATCTGGATTCAGCAACTTTTCTTGCTTTAGCACATGTATTCATATATTTACCCTTCTTGGAAAGCGTTGTAACAACTTGATCAATCATTTCATCGCCTGTCTTGAATTTTATAGGTGCATCCTCATACGTACATAAATCTTGACATGCAATTGGAATGCCATAGCATGCCGCTTCAATATACTTCAAATCGCTCTTTGCTTTGTTAAAAGTGCTGTCCTGTAGAGGAGCTACCATCATGTTGCATTTTAAATTATAAATTTTCTCAGGATAGTTGTATAGCTGTGACCATGGATGGAACTCTATTTTACCTTCGCGCACAAAAGGAGTTAATCTAAGAGGAAATGCACCGAGAAATACCCATTGAAATTTATCTACTGTCTTAGCAATAATATCATATACATGTGCAAAGTCATCATTTTGATTTACTCTGTTATCTACATCAAAATGTGCACCTGATCCTGCATAAAGAATGCGAGGGCGCTTTTCGTATGTATCGTAATTATCAGAAATTCTTTTTTCATTATAAAAGTTACCCATCCACCACTTAGGTGGATAATTGGGAATTACTGTTACATTCTGATTCTTGGTCTTGGATTTATAATAATCGCGCATGAAATTACATGTTACTGTAACTTCGTCGCACATTTCCATAATTTCTTGACAATTTCTCCTGATTGACGGGTCGGTAAAGGCTGGCTTAAATTTATTATAGTCAGGAATATCCTCACTAAAAACTAGGTCGTCTATTTCGTAGATAATCCTGAAACCCATTTGTTGAGAAATGCGCTTTAGATGTTTAACAAACTCAAGCTGATGACTAGTGGCCTGTCTCTGGATGCGCACAGTCTTAACACCGCGATAATAATTAGGATCAAGCACCATTACAGTGCTGCCATGTACTATCATTTTTTGATGTGCATTTAATAGATGCTCTGGCCAAATCATACGCCAAAAACCACAACCGCTATAATCAGCATAATAATTAAGAGAGCGTGTAAGGTTTAATTCAGGTGGTACTGGCAGATCTTGCTTTGGTGCTACTGGTGCTTGCGGAGTGGCATATGCAGGAGCAAAAGGAGATGCAAAAGGGGAAACAAATGGACTTGAAAACATGACGTATATATTAACTACTGTATTCTATATAATCAACTTTGCGTGTGATACCGTTACTCTTCTCCAGAAATATAATATCACCGGTAGCAGCTTTAATGCTTTCTTTTCTATGACTTATAACCATTGCACATTCATCGAACTTCTCTACTCTCTCTTTAAGAATATTAATTACTAGCTCAACACCTTTCTCATCCAAAGATGAATCAAACAACTCATCATATATAGAGAAATTGAAAGATACATTGCCTTGAAGCCTGCGAATATCCATGAAAGCAAAAAGACATGCTAAATCAACATTTTTTCTCTCTGCTCCGCTGAAATTAAAGTAAGAGCAATCTTTACCTTTATCATCAACAATAGTTTCTTCAAAATACTCATTAAAAGTGCATAAACAATTAGCATCCATTTTTTTCAGATAATATGCTAATTTGGTGTTGAATAATTGTAAGATTTTTTTAACAATAAAAGATTTAACACCTTCTTCTGACATAATAAATTTCACAGTATCTAGTTTATTAAGATTTTGCTTTATTTCATCAATTTGTAGTTTGGATTTATCTTGCTTTTCTTTATTCTCTTTAATAATGTCATCAAAATTTGTAACGTTGGATTGTATTTCTTTTAAATCGACATCTAGTTCTTTTTGCCATTGGTTGAGCTGGTTCAATCGTGATACCAAAGAATCTTTCTCTTGATTCTGCATTTTTATTTCATGAATCTTTTGTCTTGTCGTTTCTATTTTCTCTGATAAAAGCATCTTCGCTTGCTTGTATTTTTGTTCTTCATTTTTTAGCGTCTTGTTGTCATCTGTAAAATTATCAATTTGTTCTTGTATTTTTGTCTTCTCATCTTTTATGTGTTTCTTATCTTTATCTTCAATTGAGCGCAAGCAAATAGGACAGAGATCAGCATCTGTTCCTACATTTTTAATTTTCTTTTCAAGCTCAGAGATTAGGGTGATATTTGTAGTTAAATCTTCTCTCAATTCGTTTATCTTCTTGTCTGCTTTTTCAATCTTTTGCTCTGTTTCTTCTATAGTTTTCTCGAGATCATCTATATTTTTTGTAGAGAATGTATCTAACCTCTTTTGTATTGTTTGTATTTCTTTGTGGTTATTTTCTTTACGTGAGGAATACTTTTCGTGCTTTTTATTTCTTTCTTCTAGAAATTTATCTTTTTGTTTTTCAAGAGCAGTTAAATTTGTACTCATTTCATCATATTTTGCTGAAAGAATATTGAAGCTGTTCTTTTTTTCATTAAGCTCATTTTTAGCTTCAGCTAACATTGAACCAAAAATAGAAAGATTAAAGATATCTTCAATAAACTTGCGCTTTTCTTGCTTCTTCTTGGCCATGAATGGTATATGATTATTCAATGTCATGATCACACAATTCTGAAAGATTTCAGGTGTACAGTCAAATTTCTCCATAATAAACGCACTTGTATTGCTTATACTGTCTCTTGTCTTGTCCTCACCGTTAACAAATATAAAGCATTTGGATGGGTCTAATGTTCTTATAATTTGAATTTCGTCTTTAGCTGTAGGTGTAGTAACATCAACATCCAATACAATTTCACATGTCTTTTTATTGATGTTGTTAATAATAAATTCCTTCTTAAGATCTCTGAGTGTCTCGCCAAAGACAGCAAAATAAATTGCATCTGCTATAGTAGATTTACCTACACCATTTCTCCTATCTTCTTTGTCTTTATTGATACCTGTGATGATATGGAGCCCGGATTTAAAATCTATAACTACAGGTGTATTACCTACAGATAAAAAGTTTTTTATAGTTATTTTTTTAAAAAATATCTTTTTCATTTACATTTTTTATACAGTTCTTGACAATAGTTTATTATACTTTGTTTGTCTTGAATATCTAGCATATTGACAAATTCCTCAATAGCTTTTTCAATATCAATACCAGACATATCAATGCCCGTATCATCAACAACTGCAATATTAGTATTAACTTTATAATCTATTGATGCAGAGAATGGTTTATAATTAGATATCTTTTTAATCAAAGCATCTATGTTGTCAGATGTCACCTGTTTATCAACTATAAGTTTTACTATATTATTCTCTACAATATCTTTAAGGTTTATTTTATCTTTAGATGTTAAATCTGTAAGTTCAGACAAAGATACCTTTTTATGCTTAGGGGATGCTGTATTCTCAAAAAATGATAGGCTTAAATCATTTAAATCAAGTATATAGTAACCTTTTGTGGAGCCTGTATCTCCAAAGTCCATCTCAAATGGATTGCCTACATAAACAATTCTCTTACCGTTGTAATCGCGCTCTTCTCTAAGATGAAAATGACCTGTAAGAACTAAATCAGCTTTATCAAGCAGCTCAGATGTTTTTGTGCCTTTATCGCAAAGCTTATAACTATTCATTTTAAAGCTTTCAATTTCAAAATGACCAAATATTACATCTTGTTTGGATGTGTCTTCTATGGATTCACCCCATGGTACAAAGAGGGTTTTTTTACCAAATAAAATTGCAGAAGTTGTAGAAGAAATTACTGTAACATTCTTTCTCTCATTAAAAATGGATATTGAATTAACGTCAGATCTGTCTTTATAATATGCATCATGATTGCCTACTAATAAAACTATATTAAATTTTTTCCAGAGCTTAAAAATTTCATTTACAGTATGCAGCGTATTTACAGCAATTTCATCTCTGTAATGAAATATATCACCGAGAATAAAAATGTCTGTAATCTTTTTGTTTGTAAGCTCTCGAGCAAGCCACTTGGCCCAATTTAACGCAGTATCATGCCAGTAAATACTGTTCTGATGTACGCCTATGTGTAAATCAGCAATGCAGCATATCTTATTACTCTGGGTAATTATTTCTATTTTATGATCCTGTGGCATTATAATTGTCGTTTTCTTCGTTACTAGATGTATCAACATATATGTTATATGGATTATATCCAGCTTCTCCATCGCTCGAAGTTAACAGATCAGTGTAAATTTTATCGCGATAGTTTGTAACGGTTTCGTGATGCTTCTTCTCTTTCTTAATGCGGTTAATAAAAGCATGAAAAGCGATTGTTGTAAAATATGAAAAAGGGCTAAATCCGCTATTGAGTTTGAATTTTTTATTTTTGAGAGCAGATACCATTTTTACAATAGCATCTCCTATCATATCATCCTTGTAAGAGTAGTTTATAAAATTTGGAGCAAAAGAAAGACCATGTGCTATCTTGTTAATTGAGTCGCCAAGCTTAAGAGAGATTTTTTCACTTGCATAAAATTTTGAAATTTCGTCCTCAAACTCTCTACTGTTGACATAATGTACTTTTTCCTTACCCCTTGGTTTTTTAGGTTCAACCAATGATGCAGGGATTGCTAACGCACCTACGTCTTGATCAAGCACAGGTGTGTCTTTGTCTTGTTTATTCTTGGATTTCTTTGACTTGGTATGTGATATTTTCTTTTTCATAAAGTGTTTTGCGTTTTAAAAAATGTTGTTCTCCGTAAATTAAATTATCGGCGATATCGACTATTATAAGCTTATCCTTATCCTTATGCAACCGCAAACCTCTTCCGATTGATTGTAATATCTTTATTTTTGATTTTCCACCACCAGCAAACGTAATATAATGCAAATTTTTAATATTAATACCTGTGGAAAATATCTTAGATATAGCAATAACAACAACGTTGTCCGCTTCTTCCATAACTTTTTTTATTTTTTCTCTTTCTTCCACTTCAACTTCGCCTCGTATAAAGTATACGCGCTTATTAACTAATACGCTATTAAATAGCGCTTCTAGTATTAATCCATGCTCTATGTAGTCAATCAATATTAAAGTATTTTTCTGAATTTTATTTGTTAGCTTGGCTAAAAAATTATTTCTAAAAGAATTTTTGATTAAAAATTCTGTTTCTGCGCGGTATTTGTCAGTAGCATTGTAGTTGTATTCAGGGTATACAGGTTTTGTTTTGTAATTCAATAAAAATGCTACAACGGTTGCAGGTGTCACAAAACTTTCTAATCTTAATTGATAGCTCGTTTTTTCATAAATTACTGGGCCAATTTTTCCTATAATATTCCATTGATCGAGATTGTCCTCAGGAAGTGTACCTGTAAAGCCAAACTTAAAAGGTGTTTTAATTTTTTTAATAAGCTTATTGATTTCGTTGCCTCTTCTAAGCTTGTGTACTTCATCGATGACCAATACATCAATACCTTCTATCCAGGTTAAATCACTATTTTTGCTCTGAAGTATACCAAGATTAGCAACAACAATATTTGTTGATAGATTCAACTCATTACTTCCTGTCCATTTGCTAAAACTGAAGGGTACTTTGTAAGATAAAAAATCGTTTGAAGTTTGTTCTGCAAGACTCAAATCAGGTACAATAATTAAGCATTTGAAAGCTTTATTCATATTCCAGATGTTGGATAGTAGGGAAGCCATGGTCAGTGTCTTACCACCTGCAGTTGCAAGCATGATAGTGCCTCTGCCTAGGGTTAGAGCTTTAGTTACAATTTCACTTTGATAATCTCTTAGCTCAAGCGCTAGAGGGTATGGTTTGAGTGAAAAAGCAGGGTCCTTGTGCCATATGTTATTTGCAGGTGCAACTTCATGAAGAAATTCAGGTGTTGTTTCAATTTTTTGCGGGTATTGATTGTTTGTTAAAAATTTTTTAATTTCAAAATATATGCAAGGTTCAAATCGCCCAGTTGGTGTAATGGCATAAGTGCGCTGTGGTATAAAGCGGGAGAACCTTCTTGCAAATCTTGCTGCTTCATTTTTAACAGAAAAATGTTCTCTTATTTCATTAAAAAGATCTCCAGAAATTACGCCTAATTTCTTTTTATCATCAAAGCTTATATTAATCATGTTGTTTCAAGCTTAATAATATCAATTAAATTCTTCAAATCATAAGAAGCACTAGATAGTGTTTTTTCTGCTTTTTCAAGCAGCTCCACAATCAACAATAATTCATTAATTTTTCTATCATATTCTTTTAATTCATCTGCATTTTCAACTAATTTATCTAAGACAGGTAGTGATGGTTTGACAGCTGAATTTTCTAGTATTTTTTCTTTTATGTTCTTCTTGAGGCTATCTTTTTTATTTTTAAGATCAAACATCTCAGATTTATGTCTTATGCATCTACCAGCCCACTTGTGCTTAATGCCTGGTAGTCTGAGCGTATAATCCTTGAGATAAAGCTCATCTATCTTGAGATCGCTCTCTAATTCTTTTATATATTCGTTAAGCACATATAAATAATAGTATAAAGGTATTGATTATCAATGATAACATTTAAAGAATTCTTTAGAGAGCAAAATTCGGCAGGACCAGGTGGTGCCCTGGGTACATGGACAGATACAGGTGGCCAATTTCCAGCATCTGGGGATGCAGGATATGCTCCTGGAGATGCAAGACAGCTAAGCCCTTATGGTCCAGCTGGAGCTATACTTGGCTCGAGAATAAAAGGAAAGAAGAAAAAGAAGATTAAGTTTAACGTGCAGCGCAGACCTTTGCCAGGTGTGGGTCTTTAATTAA